AATAGACTCAGAATTACTAATCTTCAATTTGTTATAAGCCATTAAATCTTTAAGAGATGATGTTATAATCAAATATGGTTTATCATAAGTTAGTTGTTCAGAACCCTGAATATAATCTCTAACCTTAATAAATTTACTGTCTTTTACCTTTGGCTGATAAATCTTATAGAGTGTACCATCATCTTTAAAATACCCATAGATATAATTACCCTTAATAGTTATACTTGACACAACATCATTTTCATCAGTCTTTTGCATAATATAATATTCAAGAGGAACCACATTATATCTAGATAATAATCTAGAACCAATGTGAAATCCCATCCAATATTTCTGATCAAGAGTATTCCAATGCCGCATCTCATAATCAGTAACCTTAAATTTACTGTGTTGTTTATAAGACTTAATAGGATTATAATCATTGTTTAGAACATACTGATTATAATCTTCTATAATCTTATAACTTGCGGAACCTCTAGTGGGTAAATTAAATAGATTTTGGACAAGAGTAAGTCCATCACCACCAGTGCCTGAAGAAAAATCTTTAAACTTATAGATATTGTTCCTATCAATATAAATACACATAGAAGGTGTCTTCTCCCGTGGATTAAATACTGACTTCATTTTAATATCTTGTCCTGTAAGCTTTTCTGTAAGGTTCAGATAGTGTTCAAATACCCATTCTCTAGGTACATCTGCCAAATCACATATTAAATTCTTTGTAGAAATCATAGCAACCCAATTTAATAAATAAAGGGGAGCCAGAATAACTCCCCTTTAAAATAAGAGTTGTTAGTCTAAGCTAAAGTCTGAAGATTTTTTACTTGGTGTAGAAAAATCATCATCATCATCATCACCAAATTTATCTACAGGTTTCACATCTAATTTCTTAAGATGTTTAGCCTCATCATATTTAATAACTTTCCCTTCTTCAACTTCACCAAATGCATACTTATTATTTTCTGTTTTTGGCAACCACATATCAAAATTAGTATATCCTGTTTTACCCATATATTCTTTACCAGCAATACAGAATTCTAAATATTTATCTTTAAATGGTGCTGTTTTGTTAAATGCACTTATGAAATCTTCAATGTTTTCATGTTTATTGTGCTGAGATTGCATCCATTCATTAATACCTAGAGTTTTACAGAAATTTTGTAAAAAGATCAAAATAGATCTATCTCTTTGAATTTTAATACCGGATTTAGTTTCACCATCTGCAAATGCATATTGAGATGCTTTAACTCTACCAATTTGACCTTTATAATGACCGTTTTCAGGATTATCTTTATTAATTGCAAAACCTTCAAAACCTGGAATTGGTTCAGTTTCTACATGTAGAATTAAATGATATGCATCATTAATAAATCTAAATTGTTCTAACTCAAGACTATTAATTTTTAATACCTTGTTACCTGGATTAATTGTTTTTGGTAGACTGGAACTCCCTCCACCAAGATCTTCTGTACTTAACGCCATTTTACTTTACTTTTTAAATTATTAAACAAAAACTTTATTCCATGATGTTTTTACAACACCATCAATCATCTCAGAAATTACTATTTCTTCATTACGCAAATGCTCAGGTCTTGCACCACATGTAACCTCTTCACTTGTCTTGAAAGACAAAATGGTTTGATTACCTTTTCTGTACATGTATCCAATAGCATCTGCATTTGCACAAATCAAAGATTTAATTTTACCTGTCAAGTCTATGTTTGCAGACATGACCATTTCTCCCTTATCATCAACTACCTTATCTTTAATGTGACCAGATAGAATAATTGTAGGAGCTAAGGTATCAATAAAATCTAAAACTTGAAAGAATGCTTGCCGAATATATAAATATCCTGCACCATTTGGTAAAGTTGTTACATTGTCACCATCATAGTTTTTACCCATAGAAGTTTGTCTGTACAACTTTATTGCTAATGGCATAATCATATCTTCTAATGCAGTAACAGTATCAATAGTAATATACTTGTATGGATTACCTGCTGCTTTAATTGCTTTACCAGTATCCAATAACTCTTGTAAACTACTTACTTTAACTTTAAGAGCTTCTACATAATCAGCACCATTTTCTAAATCAATAATCAAATTGTCTTCTAGACCTGCATATGCAGTTGTCTTGCCTGTTTTTGGCTTAGAATAAATTACAATTCTTTTAGGATTTACTCTTTCTGCTTTTACTTTACTTGTTGGAAGTACTATACTCATATTATTTACTTTTTAAAGCTGTTGCAAGTTTTTTAAAGTTTTCTGCAATTTCTAATAAAATTTCAGATGCTTCATTACTTGTTTCTTTTGTTTTAGGAGCAAACTCCTCTTCAAAATCAGGAAAAATACTTAGTGTGCTTTGTAGTTGAGGAATCTCTAATGCTGCTTCTTCTTTTCTTTTTTCATAAAGAGCATAACTAATTTCTTGTCCATTAGATAACACAGCTACCATTTCATTTATAGGAATAAGATATTTTTTATCTAGTTTTCCATCAGCAGTTACTGTTTCAGTAACATCATACTCTTCATGAAAATACGGATTATATTTAAGTTTAAATAATTGTCGATCTTCAATCATAGGTACAACATCAGTATTTTTTCCATCATTATCATATACATTTTCATAAAACTCAATGTAAATATCATCTCCTTTCTTTAACTCCCACTCAAAAAATTGAGATTGTTTACCAAACTTACCTTTTTTATAAAAAGCAGTTTTAATTGTAAAGAATGGATCAGTAATTGCCATTGCTTTAAAGGTGTTCATATGATCCATATAAAACTCCCTTTCTTTTTCTTTTCTTAGATTGTTGTTATTCATAGTTATTAATTTACTTGGATTTTTTGTGCAACTTCTCTTGCAGGAGATTGCATCTCTACTATTCTCATAATAGTTCTGTCTAATTTAAAGAAACTAATTCTTGTAAGACCGTTTCTAGATTTTAAAAAGTGGAATACTAATGTTTCAGGATCTTCAATTAAAAACTTTTCCGGACCATATTTAGCTATTTTCCTTGTAGCAGGTTTATTAATACCAATTACTACATCAGCATGTTGTAATAAAGCATCAGAACCATAGATATCTGAATCAACAATATAGTTACCATATGTACCTTCTACTTGTCTTCTAGTATCATCTATATTTCTATTCAACTGACTTAAAACAATAAAGGCAACAGGATAAGCTTTCTTCATATATGTTAATGCCTCACCAAGTGCACCTAACATTTCAAATTTATCTTTCTGTCCAGTATCATTTTTAAATAAAGCTGAGTGATCTATAGTAACAAGCATATTTCTGTACTTCCCATCTTTCGTCTTGTATCTTTCAAATTCATAATGAATAGTAGCACACATTTCTCTTACAGTACATGTATCATAAACTACGTTTATTAAATCACTACCTGAACTTTCATGATAATATTCTACACACTTTTCAAAAATCTTTCTATCTACAAGTTTACCACCCTTACTCATTAAAGTATTATAATCAGCACCTGTAATCATACCAAATCTTCTAATGGCACTTGTTCATCAACCATTTCCATTTGAAACTTAAGAACTCTAAAGTCTTGATTTGAATTTTTTTCTATAATATCAGAAACTAACTGTTCAGAAAAAAGAGTCTTACCTATTCCAGGTCTTGCACCTATCACTGTAATTGTTCTCCACTCAAGTCCATCACAAAAAGCATCATTAAATTTTGGCCATGCACTAATAAGAGCAGGTATTTTACCTTCTCTTTTGGCCTTCATTTTAATTAAACCTTTTTCTAAACTTTCTCTTTCACTAACTGGTAACAAGTGTCGTGCACCATCAAATAACTTTCCCATAGATTTTAAATTTTAATTATACAACAAGATCAGTAAAAGGAATTATGTCATCATCAGGGTTATCATTTAAAAACTCACAATATGTTGCTAAATCTGAATCCCAACTTTTATCTACATTTTGTTTTCTCAAAAAGTATTGAGAAGTCCTCATGTATTCATAGTTTTTTGATTCATATTCTAAAATGTATTTTTGTGTTGCCAAAAATATAGTTTCCCAATCATATTCATAAGTTTCAAAAAACCATCGGAATGAATTCTCAAGATTCTTAGCAGGTACTCTAGCATATTTTCCAGAAGATAACTTCTTATTAGGAAATATGTTTACATATGCCTGTATGTTCTGCATAAAATTATGCCCCATTAAATCTTTAGAAGTTTTTTTCTTTGATTTCTTAAAATACCCATCAATTTCAGTAGTAAAGATAATACTTTTGTCTGATAATGTCAAATCATTATTCAACCAATTTTCAGAAATTAATCTTCTAACTTCCAGATCTTTATTTACAAAAGAGTTAGGAATAATCCCATCTTTTATGCAGTGTAGTATATAATAACTATTTGGAGTTATCCCTTCTCTTACAAGCTTTAAAAATATATCTTCCATACTACCATGTTATTTCATTACCGCTATTTTCTTTAACTATAGCAGATACTTTATTAAATATATCATTACTATCCCATTTAGAGCCGTTATAAGCAGCAGAAGCAGGATGTTTAACAGTAAACTTATGGTTATTATCCCCAGTAAGTTCAGACCATCCCTCAGCTTTTTTACCCATGTATACATATACTAATCCCGGATTATAATTATTTAACCAATCTAATAAATAAGCAGTAAATGGTTTCCAAATATCATAGTGGCTACCAATTTTATCTACTTCAACTGTAAGAGCTGTATTAAGCATCAATATACCTTGATTAGACCATCTGGTTAAATCTGGATCTTGATATGAAGGAAATTCTTGATACACTGTTCTTTCAATTTCTTCAAAAATATATCTTAAACTGGGCTGTACTTTATTTGTATTACCACAACTAAATGATATACCATCAGCTACACCAAACTGTGGATATGGATCCTGACCAATTATTACCACTTGTAATTTATCATATGGACATTCTTCAAATGCCCTAAATACTTGTTTTAATGGTGGAGTAAATCTTTTATCAGTTACACTTAAAACATAAAGTTTATTGAGAATATCAGTAAACTCAGAACTAAATATAAAAGATTTAAAAATTCTACCCCAACCACTAGGTTCAAGTTTATCAAACAATTTTTGTTTAATTTCTTCAATTTCTGGTTGTGTTTTCATTTTTTTCTTATTTTTGATACAAAATTAATAATCATGATAAAAGCAAAGGAATTAATAGATGATGCAATTTTAGAAATTAAAGTCAATAAAAGTTATTACTTGATGGCTAAAGCCGCTTCTTTTACAATTTTACAACAAATGAATGTTGTTGAAAAAGGAGAAGAATACTTTAAAACTATAATGACTAAAAAATATGAAGAACTAGATGATCTTCAAAGAGCATTCTATACTATAATTTTACTTCTTGCTGAAATAGAAAGAAAAGCAACTGATGAAAATCTCTATACAGAAAGAGAAATTCTTGAACCTGGAGACGAAGGTTACGTGCAACCTACCCAAGATTCAAATTAAATTGTTCTCTTCCTATTTGCACACAAGATTCTATTGCAAGCATTAAGTCATCTTTACTACAATCAGCAAATGATTTACCAGTTAAACCTGATGCATCTTTAATTATATCTTTTACTTCATCAAAAGTATATCCAGATTCTTTTGCTATTTCCCTAATACAAGCATGTACTTTTGCAAGTTGTGCTTTACTATGATCTACTCCAACTAGATCAATATACATCTCTACTACTTGACCTTCTTTAATCTTGTCTAAAAATATTTCATAAGATAATTTATCTTTTGAAGAATTGAAAACAAGTTTCCCATCTTTCTTTATAAATTTTCCAGTAAACATATTAGCTAGGTTTATATCCTTGATTTACGGCAACTGCTATCAAGTTATTAATAGAAACCATATCAAGTGGATTTTTAGTATCCCAGTCAAAGTTAAACACTTTCCATTCATCTAGGCTTTCATCACTTGCTGATGAAATTAAACTTAGACCTGGTAATAAGTCTAGTATGTAATAATAATAATCATAGCCATTCTGGCTTTCATCATCTGTGACTTCTACTTTATCAAAGCCTAAGTCAATTAATTCTTGTTCTGTCATTTTTCTGCCATTGTTTGCATAAACACATGGTGATTCAGGATTTCAAAAGCATATGTATAATTTAAATCTTTATATGCTTCATTCTCTTTAGAATATATCCCGTGTTCTTTAATTCTTAAATCTCTTAAATTTTGTATGCTTAATGTTACTATAGCAAGATTATCCCCATCATCTGATTTCATCATACTTATGATGTTTCTTATTTCAGCATCATTTAGATAATTATACTTCTTTAGTAACATTAACTCAGCCATATATACAAAAGGTCGGAATTCATCCTTCTTAGATCCTTTATGGTACATATACCATAGATAGTTTAGATTATTATCTGCACCATCAGTAATATTATAATGTTCTTCGGCAATTGCTGCCACAAGTTTTAGCATGTCTTTTGTATCTCTCATAAATTTTACTTTAGAATATATACCTAATTGTGTTCCAGGGTATGATGCAATCATGAAGTTTTGTAAAGTCTTCAATGTATTTAGATTTATTCCCGGCTTTGTACCTAATATTTCTTCCTCCATACTGGGATATCTTTGATTCTTGTATATCTGGTCTCCAGAGAATCTCTTCGCCCATGATGGCATTTTCCAAATTGTATTCATGTTTTTCTTTATTATGTGTAAGAAATATTACTTCTGCTTTGACATCTCTATAAGCTTCATTAAAATACAATTTATCCCTAGTATAGGCATCATCATCAATTAACTCAAATAAATGTTTGTAATCTTCTAACCACTCATCATATACAATAACAGGACTAAAGTTTAAATGAACTTCATAACCTGCTATAACAAAATTAGTGATAGCTCTTATTCTTTCATTAATTGTACTTGTGTTTGGTTCTAAGATCTGTCTTAATTTTTCCGGCATAAGACTAAATCTTATTCTAATCTTACCTTGTGGATTAAACTTAAGAAAGTCACTGTTCACATACTTAGTAGCAAATGAACCCATAGCAAGTGGATGATCTCTAAAGAACTCAAATATTCTTTCCCAGTCATGATACTTAGCATGTAAAGCAAAGTCTTCATTACATGAGATGTCATAAGTAATATAGTCTCCTGTTTGATTAGGCTTTTCTACATCAGCAAACCAAACATGGTTATTAATTGCTGTCAGGATATCCATAGGATTTGTTGCTATAGATAATCCTTCTGGCTTATGTCTTTTCATGTAGCAATAGCTACAATTGTACAAACAACCATGACCAAAAGAAGGACTGATAAAATCAGTTGATCTTCCTGATGGTCTTATTTTCATAGATTTTCTAGTAACTTTCTCTACCAGACTCACTTATCAAGTTTTATCTGATGATCATCTAGTATCTCAAAAAACTTATTCCGGATTCTTTCTACCATCTCCCATTCTTTTTCATCAAGTTCTTCATACTTCCATAGTGTTCTAAGCTCTTGAGATATATCCCATAATGCTGAGTGCATATTACTACCTTGTGTAGCAAAATCAAATTCTATTTGATCCTCTGGTAGGTTAAATTCTAGTGTTGCTTTCATATTAATGTGTTTTATAGCACACAAAAGTGCATTAGTTTATCCTTTTTATGACATGTTATAACCTTAATTATGTCACAAAAATTTACTATATTTGTGACAAAATTTTAAGTTTATAGCCTTAAAATTCGTTAAGTTTTTAAGTCTATAACCTGATATTATTCAGGTAATTCTTCTCCATTTTTACCAGTAACTATACCCATTAGCTGTTGCATAATAGCTTCAGCATTCTCTCCCCAGAACATATTACATTCAAATACCTTATCTGTAATAGTGTATGGTGGATTTAGGAAGTATGCTTGCCAATACTCATACGGTTTAGATGTAAATCTTTTACATTTTTCCTTTACTGGGCATTCAAACCCATGACACATTGTTATATCTGGCATATCTTATTTATTTATTGCTACTGTATCAACAATCTCTAAAGTTACAGATATTACTCCAGACTTTACAAAATTTAATTTCTTGGCACATCCATAACTTAAATCTGCAATAAAGTGTGATGACTTTGGTAGTCTATCATTAACC